CTATACGTTAAGCGGATTAAGCTTAATTGCATCATCTAAATGCTCAGGTGCAAAGTGCGCATAACGCATTGTCATTTTGATATCCGTATGCCCTAGGATTCTCTGCAATACTAGAATATTTCCGCCTTTCATCATAAAATGACTGGCAAAAGTGTGACGTAGAACATGTGAACACTGTCTATCTGGTAGTTTTATGTTCGTTCTTTTGAGTGCAGTGCGGAAAGCGGCATAGCATGAGGGGAATAAACGACCGTTTTTTTTGGGTAAAGAGTTAAATAATTCTTCACTAATTGGGATGCTACGGTTGCGCTTCCCTTTGGTTTTTGTGTAGGTGACTTTATACGGCATTACTTGCGTATGAGTCAGACTTTCAGCTTCAGACCAACGTGCGCCAGTGGCCAGACATAACCTAACGACGGTAGCCAGCTCTGGCACCGAACTGTTTTCGCACTCCTCCAACAATTTGCCGATCTGCTCTTTGGTGAGAAATGCCATCTCTTGCTCGTCAGTTCGGTACTGACGTACATCTCTCAGAGGATTATCCTGACGCCACTCGCCCAGGCGAGAGAGTTCGTTAAACATCGCCCTTAGATAAGCCAGCTCAATGTTTAGCGTTCGCGGTGTTACCCCTTTGGTTCGGGTACCACGCAATATTTCGCCATTAAGTCGCTGCTCGCGATACTGTGAAAAAGCCTTGGCGGTAAAATCAACCGCGCGTGGATCACCAAGGTCACGGCACATATTGAGCAAGACCTGATGACGAGACTTACCATCACTCAAAGTGACGCCATGTGCCCGATGCCAAATTTCGATCAGCTCTGACAACAGCCGCGTGTCCTGCTTCTCGCCTAACCAAGGTTTGTTGTCTACCTGCTCCATCGTGAAGCGCTCAAATGCCAGTGCTTCACCTTTAGTCGCAAACTGCTTTCTTACTCGCTTCCCTTCCCTGCCTGCTGGGTAACATTCACAAATCCATTTCCCGGTATTCAGTTTTCTTACTGCCATAAATCGATCACGCTTTACTAATAACGCGTTCCACTATGCCAATGATTTTTATATCTGCCAGAGCACACTCAAATGGGGGTTTGATTTCTCCGCCACTAATTCGGACGCGACCAACCGGTACTAACTCCAAATCGCGAATACTCTTCATTCCTTCAATTTCAACCAGCCACTTACCATCGAGCACAGTTTGAAATGACTTATTTACGATATAGGTACTATCTCCGCTATTGACAGCAATGAGATCATTTTGAGACTGAAGCAATGACTTATCGAATAAAACAGCGCCAGTATCACTAAGTATCCCTTTGTCTAAATTAAATAAATTAATTTTCTGAATTTGACTGTCCGTATCTTCGAACATCTGGCCTTCCCCCGTAGCCAGCCATTGTAATGATGCACCTGTTTCAAGTGAGCACCACACCATAACTTGTGCGGGGTAAAAATCGCGACGCCACCATGTATTGAGAGTGCTGTTACTAATTCCTGTATAATCAGATAGTTCGGTTCTCGTTTTAAATCCATAGGCTTCCATGATTCGCTTCATGGCTTCTTGACCACCTGAATTCGGATCATATCTGTCAGCATTTTTTTTATTCATTTAAACGTTCACCTGTTGACAATGTTTTATATAAACATCATCATTCTCAAAAGTGTTCAAATAAGTACTTTTTGTCGATTATCGTTTATCGAAGCCATTGGGGATAATGCCTTATGAAACCAGTGATCTCAATCAATCTTGTAATTCCTAACCCCTACCTCCCTATTGAAGAGTTCTGCCGCCAGACTGGCCACGCGAAAACGACTGTGGTTGATATGGTCAGAGATGGCAGAATCACTATCAAACGTAAAGCCGATACCATCAGCGAAAAAACCGGTAGGCCCAAAACCAAATCTAAAATCGAAATCAATATGGTCGAGCTGACGTTACGCGCTCTTGCCGAGTCTAATTTTGATGTTCGTTTGAACGATAAACCATTACGGTAATTCTCCTGAATTATTGAGGTTAGCGCCATGTTTGCAAATGGAACTGACAAACACCCTCATTGGGATTCAGCCTTGCGACGCTTTGCCGATACTGTCGAGATAAAGCGAGTCGCCGAAACCATTGGCATGAATCCCCAGACACTGCGCAATAAGTTGAATCCGGCACAGCCGCACGAACTGACAACAGTGGAATTGCTGCGTATCACCCACGCCACGCAGAATTACACCCTATTGGATGGTGCGCTGGCTGAACTAGGCCGCTTGCCTTCATTGCCGTTGGAAAATCCGCAGGAAGCCACTGATATTCCAGCTCAAGCTCTCAAAATCAGTTCAGTCGCAGGAGAATTGGCTAGCGAATCCCTGCAATTAATATCCGGCAGTCGGCTCACCAAAAAACGCAAAGACGCTATTGTCAGCCGCGCTAATAAAGCGGTCCGTGACCTGATGCTATTTGCATATGCCATTGAAGAGAAATTTCACTCAATCCCGGTACTCAGTACCACTTTCGATATTGCCTGTAATTCTGGCCTACCGGGATTGACATATTAATTAACGAGGGAGATCTCCAGCAAACCACGCCATTACTTTTTCAAAGAATGTCAGTTTGTGGTCATCCGGCAGACCCGATGCAATTGCCGCTCGTTTATAAGCTGGATTTAACAAAGCACCGAAAGGTGTTGAATCGGAGTGATGGAGAGTTTTCAGGTGCGTTCGAATCACATCGTCTGTCATCTCATCACTGCTAAACAGCAAATCGGCATACTGCCGACGCTGAACAGAAGCTCTTTCTGCAATGATAGACGGCTGCCATACCAATTGAACAGTAGCGATAATGACAACCGGTAACGCAAATAGCCATTCAATGCCAGTGCTAGCGAAAACAGCCGTACCACTGATCAATTGAATTGCTGTCATTAGCTTGTCGGCCCGGTTGTGAAAAACCGCCGTCATAGTTTCAAGATAGTAGGAATAACGTAACTGAAAAATGGCGGAGCTTTGTTTATCCATAACGGTTCCTTATTTTTTGTCTTCGTTTGGCTCCGGTTGTGGTTTTGGAGCCGGACGGTGTAGCACATGGAAGTCTTCAGTATCTGCCATGGAAGTTCCCCTTTAAGTGGTTGGTTGATTGTTGGCACGACAAATATACCACTAAAGCCACGAACCGGGCGTGGGGAAATATCCCGGTATCAATATGTTAGGAGTCGAAAAATGCAAAACCCAATCTCAATTGCCCCATTACTCTGGCGTCAACAAGGCCACAATGCTGGCCGCGTTGAGATTAAACACGGTAAAGGTAAGCCAGGCATTATTATTCGCCCTGATGGTCGCCGTTGGGCACCACCACTAGGCACTTTTACTGATTCTCATCGGAGGATTGGTAAATGAGCATTCGCTGCGCTTTCGGAACAGAACACCTTCGCGCAATACCACTTCCTTTGCGCGCCATTATTGGCAAACACTTTGCTGGCACTCGCTGGCGGGATACCTGCAACTTTTACGATTCGATGCCTGAACGTTACCGAGCAACCGTCTGTTTTCATGCTGAACTGAAAAAACGCTACGCCCTACTCCAACTGGCGGAAATGGATGATAACGAGCGGCAACGCATCGTCAGTGCGTTGGATGAATTACGACATCATTTTGCTAAATATCGCAAACACGCCATTAGCAACGTCGCCTTTATTCAACGACTACCTATCAGCGTGCGTAAAACCCTATTTCTTCATGCTGGATTAAGTCACAAAGAGTTTAATCAACCGGCCAGTTATCTAGAAGAAGACGCTTGCCCGTGGCGGGAAACTTTAATAGCAGCATTACGTGAATTACTTAATTTATTCGAGGATGCGCCGGATATTTTAACTGCGGTTAAACCTGACGCTTATTTCAACTAATTATCGTATTTAAATTAATTGGCGTATGACCCGCCGGGTTGCCTACGCCCTGAATAAGGCCATAACCATGCACATGTATAAAACCATAGGACAAGATATGCATACCCGCGCCCTTGAACAGGCGCGCCAACACCAACTGAATCAAGCACGTAAGGAGGCTAAAGCCGATGCAGCTATCAGTTTCTCTTCATATTTAGACCGTCTCGCTACCCATGCCGCCAATCAACAACTTTCCAGCAATGAAATTGTCGAGTTGCTGCGTCAGGAATCCGAACAATTTCAACAACGTGGTTTTGAATGCCACCAGAGTGATTTTTAAGGAGATCTGAAATGCCCGATATGTTCGATCACTCTCAAGAGCTGCAACTGCTCCAGTTGGAACACCAGATAGCGGCAACCAGAACCAACAACCTAATGCCATCCGCTTTTATATGCGCCGACTGTGATTCTCCAATTCCTGAAGCACGTCGCGCCGCATTGCCGGGTGTGCAGTGCTGTGTCCACTGCCAGCAGATTAGAGAAATAAAACGCAAACACATCCGCGCATGACTTCAATTAATCGGGGGCGCTTTGCCCCCTCGCCACCACCGCCATTTACGGTAAGTTGCCGCGAGACTTTCGTCGGCGCTTATCCGTGGAATGCGCCACGCAAAGCCATAGGTCGTGAAAGACAACTTACCCGTGAAGAATACCTTCAGGGGCAAGCTGTTTTAAATAAAATCAACAGTCTGCCGTATTTCCTGCGCTCGCTGTTTATCAGCCGCCATGCCAATCTACAAAAGCACCAAGGCCAATTAGCTGCTAATAAGTATCTGGCTCTCAACTTTATACAGCTTATTTGGCCACGCATTCAAACCGTAAACCAAAAGCATGGTTTAAAACACGATATCGCCCCTGGCTTTTTAAGCGAGGAAGAGACTTATTTAAGTCTGCCAAGCATGAATGATAAAGAACTGGTTAGATTTGCAGGCCGTATTTCTGCACAGTTATTTTCTGCCTATGAAGAACTTAGCGATACCTATATTGCTGAACATAATGGCGATAAAACAGCACTATTCAACGATAGCGCACAAACCAAACTCTATGGCCATATTGCTGGCATGGCGCGGTCATTAAATGTTACCCCGCTACATTGGCGTAAATATCGTAAAGGTAAGTTAACCATGCGCCACGCTTTCTCCGCTATTGCCCGATTGGTCAATGATGAATGGTGGACACGTCAGCTTAAAGCCCTGCGCACTCGTTGGCGGGAAGCACTCTTAATTGCAGTGGGCGAAGTGAATCGCCACAAATCAGGTTATGCCAGCAAGCAGGCGATTAAAGATATTCAATCACGCCGTTTGTCTAATATGGAATTTCTGAAGGGCTGCGAACTGGAAAATGTTAATACCGGTGAGCGTATTGATCTGATCGATAAAGTGTTGGCCAGTATCTCTAATCCAGAAATTCGCCGCATGGAATTGATGAATACCATCGCGGGTATTGAGAAATATGCCGCTAATATACAACACGTCGGCATGTTCATCACCATCACAACCCCTTCCAAATACCACCCAACTCGCGTGGTAGAGAATAGTGAAAAAGAGAAAGTCCTGTTTAATCACAAATGGGATAAAGAGGCGTTTACGCCCAAAGATGGTCAGCGTTACCTGTGCAAAATCTGGAGTAAGATGCGCACAGCGTTCAAAGATAACGACCTGAAAGTTTACGGCATGCGCGTGGTCGAGCCTCACCATGATGGCACCCCTCACTGGCATATGATGCTGTTTTGTGAGCGTCAGCATCGCCGACAGGTGATCGATATCATGCGTCGTTATTCTCTAATGGAAGATGGTGACGAACGTGGCGCAGAAAAAAATCGCTTTGAATGCAAGCATCTGAAAAAAGGCGGTGCGGCTGGCTATATCGCGAAATACATTGCCAAGAATATCGACGGTTATGCACTGGATGGCGAATTGGATCATGAAACTGGCCAGCCGCTAACTGAAACTGCTGCTGCCGTCACCGCTTGGGCGGCAACGTGGCGCATCCCTCAATTTCATCCTATTGGTGTTCCGACAATGGGTGCTTACCGTGAATGCCGCCGCATTCGTGGTCTAAGCCTTGCCGAAAGTTTCGATGATCAGGTTGAGGCGGTACGTGCTGCCGCTGATGCCGCTGATTTTGCCGCCTATATCACTCAACAAGGTGGGGCCAACGTACCGCGCGATCAGCAAACCATTCGGGTAGCCCGTAAGGTAGCCGAAGAACTCAACGCCTATGACGAAGAAGTACAAAAGGTCATCGGCATTTATGCCCCTCATCTCGGCGAATCTAAGATTTATGAAACCCGTTCAACCCAATGGCGTATTGTCGCCAAGACCGTTGACGTTGAGCTTTTGACTTTAAAAAGCGCCTCTGGCGCGCCTCGGAGTTCTGTCAATAACTGTGGGTTGGCTGCTGAAGTAACCACCATTGAACCGAAAAAATTACCACCTGAAAGCATCTATTCACCGGTAAATACCCCGATAGATTGGGATGATGAAGGCAATGTGCTGCTGATTAAGTCAATTTTGCGCGGGCAAAATCCCACTATCAACCATAAACAGCGCCCCTATGATCCGTATCACGGCCGCAAGGCCGCGCCTTCTGCCCGCCTGACACAAGAAGAACGGGCACGTTTGCCCAAAATTCGAGCCGAACTGACCGCTAAAGGTATCCAGCCCACACAGTGGGAGCTGGAGGCGCTGACGCGTGGAGCCAAAATCCACTTTGGCGATCTGGTGTTCCACTATCCACTGTTAGATACATGGGGAGATATGACTAAAGATTTATAGCTAAATCGCCATATCCGAACAAAGTCTCATAAAAACATAGATGTACTTGACTAACGAAATCGCCCGAAACAATAATACTGTATATCTATACAGATAGTAAGGAGAGATAAATATGGAACACATTGAACAAATCTATCTTGCCCTGTCACGTATACAATTCATCGCTGAGATTTCCCTGACCGCATGCTGCAAACATGAAGAAATGGAAATGGCACTCTACTTAATCTCTGATTTAGCGGACGAATGCTTGCCGAATAATGGGCATGAGGAAGTGTTCTATAAGGTAGCTTCTGATTAAAGACCGCGCATGCCTAGCTGCATCAAATTGCATGACGATCCGCTGCCAAATTTGAGCGCACCAAGCCAGTACTGGCGCGGATCTACCACGATCACGCAACTGCATGAAAAGCCCCCTATAAAGCGGGCAGGCGTGGCGGGGATACGATTGCGCACGATGGGTTCTGAACTATGCATTTGTATTGGAAATAACACCATGAATAATTTAATGAAAATCGATGGACACACTGCGGTCATCACTTTTGACCCTGATATGGAAATGTTCCGAGGCGAGTTTATCGGCCTTAATGGTGGCGCTGACTTCTATGGCAGCAGCGTGGAAGAACTGAAAAAAGAGGGTGTACGCTCTCTATCGATCTTTTTAGATGAGTGCAAAAAGGACGGTATTGAGCCGTATAAATCCTATAGTGGTAAAATCGTCGTTTAGCTAACGTCTAAGCGCCATCATGCTCTTATCCTTACTGCAGGTACTGGTCATTCGATTAGTGACCTACTGAGCCAGGGCGAGGATATGGTCACACTGAAGTATTCTTGATTGGTTAATCTGCTGGAGCGCGGAAACAGACTTGCATGTAAATCCATACAGTATTAGTCTGTCCTATAATCCTATAAAATCTCCACCATCTTGTAGTAGGCAATGGTATCCATAATGAAGAAAATCCAAAAATTCAAAGTGATAGACCTATTTTGTGGTGCTGGGGGACTATCTGCTGGTTTTCTGAAAGGAAAACAAGCTAATTACTTTGAAAGCATTTTGGCTATCGACAATGATACAGCCGCAATCAGAACCTATAACGCTAATTTCGGCAACCACGGCGTTACAGCTAACATTGATGAATGGATTGCAGAAAATGAAATCCCGCAAGCAGATATAGTTATTGGTGGACCACCATGCCAAGGCTTTAGCCTGCTCAATAAAAAACGAGCAGGAGATCATCGCCGTGCTTTATGGGAACCCTATATGGATATCATCGAACAATCCTCCGCTTCCATTTTTGTCATGGAAAATGTGCAAGGGTTATTAAACAGCGAAGAGTTCGCCGATATTACCGCCAGAGCGCATGAACTTGGGTTTATCTTGCTCAATCCATCCCTACTCAATACCGCTGACTACGGTGTTCCGCAGACTCGCAAGCGGATCATCGCCATAGGAGTCAAAGCAGAGTTATTTGATATCAACCAGCTCCCTGCTTTCCCTCCAACGCCAACTCATTGTTCGCCCGATAAAAATAGTGCCTTGCCAGCATGGGTTACAGTCAAAGATGCTATTTCTGATTTACCAGAGCCGGAAGGAACAGAGATAAGAGATGTTCCTGCACCGCTTAACTTACATTTTGGGCGAAACCCAACAGCGCTTTCCCAAGAAAGATATCGTGTCGTTCCTCCCGGTGGTAACAGGTTCGATTTGCAAAAGCATCGCCCTGATATAACACCGGCTTGTTGGATTAAAAAAGCTTCTGGTGGAACGGATCTTTTTGGCAGACTGTGGTGGGATAGACCATCAGTAACAATCAGAACTGAGTTTTTCAAACCAGAGAAAGGGCGCTATCTTCATCCGGAGAAACATCGTCCAATAACTCATCGTGAAGCCGCTCGTTTAATGAGTTTCCCGGATGACTTTATTTTTATTGGTTCCAAAACCGAAGTAGCAAGGCAAATTGGTAATGCGGTCCCCCCCTTATTTGCCCAAAAAATTGCAAATTATGTCCAAAACTTAATGGAATTAAAAATAAAAAATGGCGAGAAGATCTCAGAAAAGTACGCCGGAAAAGCTGCGTAAAGAACTGCTTGAGCTTATTACTGATTTTGAACACAAGCTGCTGGATGAATCCTTGCGGGAGCAAGTCCGAGCCTTAGTTCCTGCTAACCATCTTTTGCGAGATTTAGGAAGTTCATTGATTGTCGGTGAAGATAGCAACTCAGCCAGAGATCGTATTCTTTCCTATCTAATTAGATATCCAAGACAAATCATTCTTGGCGATGAACTCATGGTTGTCGCTGGAATCAGTGAGTACGCAAGAAGAATTAGAGAGTTACGCGTTGAATTTGGCTGGGCGGTGCTCAGTGGCAAAATGTTGAAAGAAATTGTAGAACAGCAAGAAGTAACACTTGAGGAACTAAACGCGACTTCTCTTCAGACTCTTAAAACCGATGTTTATACCTTAGTCAACACTGAACAAGATAGAGAAGCTGCGTTACGTTGGAACGAAGCAAATGAACTTCGCAAAAGCAAGATCTCTGTTAAAGATAAAATCTTGTTGTATTTGAGAAAAAACGTTGGTCGGGCTGTTTCTGGAGAGGAACTGCGTTATCTTGCAAACGATAGTAAAGAATGGGCCAGAAGAACCAGAGAATTACGCACAGAAGACGGTTGGCCAATCGCCACTAAAAACTCCGGTCGACCGGAGTTATCTGTTGGCGCTTATCTTCTGGAGCAAGATCGACAAGCCAAGCCACATGACAGAAAAATCCCTGACCCTGTGCGCGTTAAAGTTCTCGAAAGAGACCATCATTCATGCAGAAATTGTGGCTGGCAATATCAGCTAAAAAAACCGAGCGATCCAAGATCATTGCTTGAACTCCATCATATAGAACACCATGTTGATGGCGGTGAAAATACCGTTGAAAATCTGATTACTCTCTGTAATGTTTGCCATGATGAGGTTCATAAGTTACAGACTCCCCCATCAGAGCTTTTGGCCTTATTAAACAAGCCGTTAAAAGATTGATTATTTAGGCATATAGAGATTTTAGTGAACTGTTGTGCATTTATGGATCTAAAAACTAAAGCACTCAGTAAGCCTGAAATTAAGCAAGACTACGATGAAGCAGATTTAACTAAGACAGAGCTTCCGGAACGTTTTGATGTTAAGCCCCAAGCCGTTCTTTGTTTATTGAAAAAGAGGCCTATTTTATGAATTTTAATCCAAGAAAAAAATATATTTGCTATTGCTGTGTTGGTGAGAAATTTTTATCTAATGAAATTGAGTCTACAAATAAAAAACTAAGTAGAAAAAGAAAATGCAGTTATTGTCATGAGAAAGAAATGACTATTACCATTCAAGATATTGGAGATAGAATTGAAAAGACAATAACAGAACACTATATTAAAACATCTGATCAGCCTGATGATTTCCAATATGCAATGCTAAGAGATAAAGAAAGTTCTTACGATTGGGAGCGAGAAGGGCAAGATATTACTAACCTTATATTTGATCTTGCTGGTGTTAGTATGGAAATAGCTGAAAATATACAAATCTATCTTGAAGATAAAAACTCTAGTTGGTCACATCACGATGAGCCAGATATAGAAACAGAGTTTTCAAGTGAATCTCACTACACAGAAACAAAAGCTAATGGCAATGAATATCATCAACTTTGGAACAAATTAGAGCAATCCCTTAAAGAAGAGGCCAGATACTTTAATCATAATGTCATGAGTACCTTAGAAGAAATTTTTTCCGGACTTGATACTATGAATACATTCAATAATAAGCCATTACTTAAGTATGTCGGAGTTGATACTAAAATAACTCATTTATATAGAGCTAGATCCTTCGAAAATTTTGAAACAATGGAAAAAGCTTTAGTTGACCCTGAAAATTTGTTGGGGCCTCCCGCTACAGTTTATAGTGGTTCAGGAAGAATGAATGCTCGAGGAATATCTGTTTTTTATGGTGCCAACACCCGTGAAACAGCCATCTCCGAGATTAGACCATCAGTTGGAAGTCAGGTATTAACCACCAAATTTGATATAACCTCAAAATTAAAAGTTTTAGATTTAAGAAATCTAGATAAAATATCACCTAAAGGCAGTTTATTTGATCCTATATTTAAAAAAAAGATTAACCAAGTAGCCTTTTTAAAGAATTTAAAAGAAAGAATTGTTAGCCCTGTTTTACCATCTGCTGAAGCATTCGATTACCTAACCACTCAAGCTGTAGCAGAATTTCTAGAACAACATCCCATATATAATGTTGATGGGGTATTGTATCCATCAGTCCAATCTAAAAATGATGATTTTAATTTGGTGATTTTTCATAAATCATCAAAGATAAAATTCAGACCCCCATCAAAAAAAGAATTTAAGGTAATGTCTTATTTTGACGATGAATATGAGATATGTGTATTAGAAACAGAACTAAAAATAGAAAAAAAAGATAATAAACAGGATGAATCTAACTTCACCGAATGTTTATCCATTGATGTTGGTAGCATTCACCTCCATGAAATATGTGGGGTGAAATATTCTTTTTCATCCAAGGGGATCAGTTGGCGCACACATCAAAATCGCCACTTTGAAGATGAATAATTTCTATTCTGTGAATTAATTTAGATAATAACGAACTGACAGTGAAAAATATATGCTGTCAGTTTTAATATCAATAAAAAACTAAACACATTTCAGATTGTATAGTTTAAAATCTACAACCACCTCCCCTATCCACTCATTCACCTCTTTCATCCGTTCCTGTAGCGGCATCAACTCATTCCTTACAAACACCTGACTGGCTTTTTCTATGTCGCCAAATCCGCCAGTGTTATTGGGGATAATACCCATCATCTGCGGTGGTACGCGGTGGGCGCTGAGTAGGTCGTCGCGACTGGCGTTTTTGATATTAAAGAAGTCGTCTTTGGTGGCCACCTCGCTGAGTGGGACAATCTTAATACCGTCAGGCTTGCCATTTGGGGCGTAGAAGAACAAGTTTTTAAAATTCCCTAACCCTTTGGTGCTGCGCATGGCGTTGCGTAAGGTTTCTACATCGGTATTACTTTGGGCCGCATCGGTGACATACATAATATAACCGGCATGTGCGCCGTTCTGGAAATACTTGCGACGAAATAACGTGGCCGACTCGTTCAGCCATGCTGAGTTGAGTGAACTGAGATATTCCGGCAAGCCATAAAGTTCCTGATTGATATCCGGTTCAATCAGGTGAAATACCGTGCCTGGTTCAAAGCGATGCGGTTCTCGGAATGATTGCACGAACCAATACACATCATCTTCTACTCCACGGCGGGTATATTTGGCCGGTGAACATTCCAGCCGCATTAACTTGCCTAAGCGATTGAAGCGCTTCTCCAGAAAGGCATTGCCGAAGACCAAAAAATCCAGAGCAAAGCGGCTAAACTCTTGGGCGCTAAGCAGTGGATGTGGAATAAAAGTGCTGGTCAGAATATTACGTTTCACATAAATCGGTGAGCTGTGATGCACCGCCGCCCGCAGACTTTTGGCCAACCCAGTAAAACTGATCGGCGGTTCAATCCATTTGCCGTTACCGATGCATTCAGCGTAATCCAGAATGTCGCGGCGATCCAACACTGCGGACGGTTCGCCAAAGCTAAACACTTCAATTGGTTGCTGCGGTTGCCGAGTTAGATTGGTTGATTTTACTGCCTTGCGGCCTTTGCGTTTGCTCATCAGTTAAAATCCAGAATTGAAGATTGGGCATAACCGTTACCGGCGGTTAGCGGTTCATTAATCATCGCGTGCATCGCCGCCCATGCGATATCTGCATGACTGGCGTCTTCGCTGCGGCTAGCTTGGTAAGTGGCACGGCCACCGCTGGCAGTCATGGTTTTGCGGATAGCCATAAAAGATTGGGTGATATCGGTGTGGCCGGAGTCATACTCCAGCCGCCCACTGGTGATCAGGTCTTTGGCTTTCAGCACCAGCGCGGTTTTAATCTCCGGACTGTAACGAATCTCCCGCACCGCCGGAAAGAACTCCCGCACTAATTGATAGACGCCCTGCCCAATGCCCGTGGCGTCGATACCGATATATTCCACGCAGTATTTTTCAGTTAGGGTTTTGATGGATTCAGCTTGAGTGGCGAAGTCCATTCCCTTCCATTGATGGCGTTCCAAAATGCGGAATTTGCCGCCGAGTACCAGCGGTGGAGCCAATACCACACAACCCGCACTGTCACCGGTGTGAGACGGGTCATAACCCAACCAAACCGCCCGATAACCAAAAGGTCGATAGGCGTAAGGATTAAAATCGTCCCACTCCTCCAGACTATCGACCATGCAGCCCTGCAACTCTTCGAACGGGAATACCGAGGTTTTATCATCGACGAATTCGCACATCAGCAGGTTTTGATATTCCGCAGGGCTGTATTCCAGCGCGAGTTGGTCGAGGTCAAACAGGTTACAGCCACCCGCCAGCGCATCTTCAACAGTGACAATCTGCCGCCACTGACCGTCGCCACACAGCGCACCGTGCATCAAATGGCTATGGCTGAGATCAACATAAATATGCTGTTCTTTGTTCTTACGCCCTTTATTAAACAGCTCGCCAGACCAAAACGGATATGCGCTGTGGGCCAGACTGGATGGCGTAGAAAAATAGGTGGTGCGCCATTTTTTGTGTAATGACATACCCGAAGCCACTTTGCGCAACTCCTGAAACTTCGGTATCCAAAAGTATTCATCGAGATACAGGTTGCCGGTGTAGCTCTGAGCGGTGCGGATATTAGTGCCGAGAAAGAACAGCCGCGCACCGTTGGCCAGCACCATCGGATCGCCTTTCAGGTCAACTTCTACCTGTCGGGCAAAATCTATAATGTAGTTTTTGAATACATGCGCCTGCGCCTTACTGGCTGACAGGAAGATCTGATTGCGCCCAGTGGTTAGCGCATCTATTAGCGCTTCACGGGCAAAGTAGAAGGTCGCGCCAATTTGGCGCGATTTAAGAATATTGCGAATACGATGCTGCAAGCCAGCCCGATACCAACCTTTCTGATATTCAAACGTGGTTTCCAGAAAAATATCATTCAGCGCTTCAATAGCCGCGTCGCTAAACACATTCTTCTCAGCCGACTTACGTTCCCCTTTATTACGGTTACGTATCTTCGGATTCAGATCGGCTTCATTGCCGGTTTGGTTGTAACGATTAACCCGTGCCAATCGCTCAATCTGGCGACCTAGCAGGTCAATCTCTTTGTAGTCGCCCCCCTCCTTGTTATTTTTCATAATCAGCTGAATCAACCGCGCTTCCAGACTGCTCTCCACACGCGATACTGGGGAAACATCCTCCCAGACATCCCGCTGTTTCCAGCTCTGCACGGTTGGCGCTTTCTGGTTCAGAATCTCCGCAATCTGGCGCACAGAAAAGCCCTGCCAGTAAAGCAAAGCCGCCTGCCGTCGTGGATCGCTGATAAGAGTAGTTGGGGTCGTCATCATGAGCGCAAGGCTACGAAAACGAATTTAATTCTTCCTCAACTCACTGTTGTGTCAGTGATTAAAGGATTTTGAGTAGTGGCGATGGATATTGGGAGTCAGGAAACTAGCGCTGATTTAACTGACCCATTCACGGACTCCCATTATGGCCAAGAAAATTTCTAAGTTTTTCCGTATCGGCGTCGAAGGTGATACTTGCGATGGTCGCATTATCGACGGTAATGACATTCAGCAAATGGCAGATACCTTTGACCCGCGCGTCTATGGTTGCCGCATCAATCTGGAGCATATTAAAGGTTTACTGCCTGACAGCCCTTTCCGCCGTTATGGTGATGTGGTCGAGCTAAAAGCCGAGAAGATTAATGATGATTCCGCGCTAAACGGTAAGTGGGCGTTATATGCCAAGGTGGTTCCAACTGAGGATTTAGTGGCAATGGTGCAAGCCCGACAAAAGGTTTACACCTCAATGGAGATTCGCCCGAATTTCTCCAACAGCGGTAAATGCTATCTGATTGGCCTGGCGGTGACTGATGACCCGGCCAGCTTGGGTACTGAAATGTTGGAATTCTGCGCCCGTGCCAAAACCAACCCGCTGGCCGGTAAGAAACTGGAACCCACCGATTTGTTCTCTGTTGCCGTTGAGGCCGCGATTGAATTTGAAGAGATTCCCGAATCCGGAATCAGTTTACTTAGCCGGGTAAAAGAGCTGTTTAACCGCAAGCAATCCTCTGACGATGCCCGCTTTACTGATGTTCACGCCGCAGTGACCACCGTTGCTGAACAGTTGCAAGTTCAGGCTGATACTAACGAGCAACGTTTTCAACAAATTGAGCAACAGATTGAAGCCAATCAGCAGCAACTTTCCCACCTGTACGCCAGCCTCGACCATAGCGAAAGCCTGATCCAACTGCGTCGCCCGATGGCCAACGGCGGTAATGGTGATGAAACCTTTCTGACCAACTGTTAATAACCAGACTGAGAGAACCTCATGCGACCTAATACCCGAATCAAATTCAACGCTTACCTGACTCAGGTTGCCAAATTGAATGGCATTGAGGTGAGCGATGTGGCGAAAAAATTCAGCGTCGAGCCGTCGGTTACCCAAACCCTGATGACCCGCGTGCAGGAGTCATCCGAGTTTCTCAGCCGTATCAATATGGTGCCGGTGGCCGAGTTAACCGGTGAAAAAATCGGTATCGGCGTCACTGGTTCTATTGCCAGCACTACTGATACTGCGACTGGCACCGAGCGTGAAACAGCTGACTTTGCCACGCTGGAAGCCCGCCGTTATCAGTGTGAACAGATGAACTTCGATTTTCATATCCGCTATAACACACTAGACCTGTGGGCGCGGTATCAGGATTTTCAACTGCGGCTGCGTGATGCCATCGCCAAGCGTCAGGCATTGGATTACATCATGGCGGGCTTTAACGGTGTGAAACGCTCTGCAACGTCGAACCGCAAACAAAACCCAATGCTGCAAGATGTAGCCGTGGGCTGGCTACAAAAATACCGCAACGAAGCGCCGCAACGGGTGATGGATAAAGTGACCGGTAAAGATGGTGCGATAATTTCCAGCGTCATTCGTGTCGGCGAAAATGGCGACTATAAAAACCTCGATGCGCTGGTATTTGATGCCACCAATACCATGATTGACCCGTGGCATCAGGAAGATCCCGATTTAGTGGTGATCTGTGGCCGTGAGTTGTTAGCCGATAAATATTTCCCACTAATTAACCAAAAACAACCCAATAGCGAAATGTTGGCAGCGGATGTAATTGTTAGCCAAAAACGTATCGGCAACTTGCCAGCGGTGCGTGTGCCCTACTTCCCTGCCAATGCCATGTTAGTGACTCGTTTGGACAACCTGTCGATCTATTTTATGGACGAGAGCCACCGTCGCCATATCGAAGAAGTCGCCCGCCGCGATCGCATCGAAAACTACGAATCTATCAAACAGGATTATGTGGTGGAGGAATACGGCTGTGGTTGCCTGATTGAAAATATCCAACTATTGACTGAAACGAAAAACGAGCATTCAGAGATTGGAGCCTAAATCATGTTAAGCCCCGCCAGACGGCACATGATGCGAGTTTTAGCGGCGGAGGCGGCGCAGCAGATTGATGAGCCGCTGCGCCATGCCAATGGCTATGAACTGATGCTACTAAAACTAGCTGAAGATATTCGCGCCCTGAAAAATGTGCATTCAATGGAGCGCAAAGCTGAACGCAAACGGGAAATGCTGCCCTATTACGCCCCTTGGGTGAGCGGAGTGTTGAGTGAAGGCCGAGGCGCACAAGATGCGGTATTGATGACGGTTATGGTGTGGAAGCTGGATGTTGGCGATATTGCCGGTGCGCTGGAGATTGCCCACTATGCCTTGCACCATCGCCTCGTGATGCCGGATCGCTATAAACGCTCTACGCCTTACTTATTGGCTGAAGATGTGGCCGATGCCGCCACTCGCGCCCACAGTGCTGGCCAGTCCGTCAATATCGACCACCTGCTGGCCACAATGGAACTGACCGATGCCGAGGATATGCCCGATCAAGTGCGCGCCAAGCTGCACAAAATCGCCGGTATCGTCCTGCGGGACAGTGGCAAAGCAGAGCAAGCACTCGTCCATCTGAAACGCGCTTTACAACTCAACAACCATTGCGGTGTGAAAAAAGATATTGAACGGCTGGAGAGCCAACTGCGTAAAGCCAGCGCCAGTCGTTAACCAAATGCGCCCCGCGCCGGGCGGCACGCAAGCCGCGACAACTTACCAGATCAACGCTTGCGTCCACCGCCCTCTATTTTGAGGTTGTCATGACGACAGTGATTATTTCCAAAAAAGATGAGCAGCCACATGGCGACACAGTAGTCATTCCGCCATCTGCGCATGACGAGCCACTGATAAAGAACACCTTTTTCTTTCCCGACATCGACCCAAAACGCGTTCGTGATCTGATGCGGCTTGAGCAGACCGTTTCTCCAGCACGACTGCGTGAGGCCATTAAAACCGGTATGGCAGAGACCAATGCAGAGTTGCACGATTTTCGCGAGCAGCAAGTCACCGCTGGGTTTAACCGCCTTATAGATGTGCCGTCGGATGAGGTCGATGGGGAGAATATCCGTGTTTTCTATTATGTGCGCGCCGTTTGTGCAATGGCGACCGCGACCTTGTATGAACGTTATCGCGGCGTAGATACCAGTGCCAAAGGCGACAAAAAAGCTGACAGTATCGACAGCACTATTGATGAGTTGTGGCGTGATATGCGCTGGTCGGTCTCGCGCATCCAAGATAAACCACGCTGTATTGTGGGCCACATCTGATGCAAATCATGGCACAACAAGGCGATACCCTTGACCTCATTTGCGCTCGATATTACGGGCGCACCGAGGGAGTATTTGAAACGGTGCTCGCCGCTAATCCGGGGCTGGCAGAACTTGGGGCGGTGCTACCGCATGGCACTGCCGTTGAACTGCCAGATGTTCAAACCTCACCTGTCACAGAGACTGTAAACCTGTGGGACTGACAATGGAGAAGATCAGCACATTTATTACTTACTGGTTATCAGTAGCACTTGCATGGTTCGGCACACAGACGCCAGATAGATTTGCACTCTATATCGGTGGGAGCTGCGCCATTTTTACCGCGCTGGTTAATTTCTGGTATCGCCGCAAAACCTTTAATTACCTCAGATCTATGGGGCTTAATGAAGGGGTGACCCGTGAATTCAATCGTTAAACGTTGCAGTGTCGGTGTGGTGCTGGCGTTGACGGTATTGATGCCTGATTTTCATTTGCTACATACCTCGCCGGAAGGCCTTACCCTGCTCGCCGATCTTGAGGGATGTCGTCTGCGGCCCTATCAATGCAGCGCGGGAGTCTGGACATCAGGTATTGGTCACACTGCTGGAGTTGTACCTAAAAGAGATATTACCGAGCGTGATGCGGCGGAAAATTTAGTCGCCGATGTTCTCCATGTTGAGCAACAACTGGCAACCTGTGTGCCAGTAGACATGCCGCAGCCGGTTTACGATGCACTTGTTAGTTTTTCGTTTAACGTCGGTACGGCAGCCGCCTGTCGCTCGACGCTGGTTTCGTATCTAAAACGCCGACAATGGGAACAGGCATGTGATCAACTATCTCGCTGGGTATATGTCAATGGAGTCAAAAGTAAAGGGCTGGAGAATCGCCGCCAGCGTGAACGCGCTTATTGTCTTAAGGGAACACAATGAAAACAGTAATCGTATTACTGATTCTGGCCGTGTTCGGTGTGTTATGGCTGCGTGATGAGAACGGCAATCTAAGCAGGTCGCTTGAGAGAGCTAATTGCGTCGCCAATGAGCAAAAAAACACGATTAGCATGCTGAAAAATCAGCTTAACGTTGCTGCCAACCGAGCTGATAAAAATGAGAGAGCACAGATTACCCTACGACAACAGCTTGACGCCGCTGGAAAACTGGCAGCACAGCGTGAACAAACCATCACAAGATTACTCAATGAAAACGAAACCTTTCGCCGCTGGTACCGCACTGATTTGCCTGATGTTGTGCGCCGGATGCACCGACGCCCCGCCTGCGCATCCGCCAGTCATTGTTTACAGCGGATGCCCGAGAGTCAGCCTTTGCCCGATGCCCGGCAGCGACCCGAAAACTAACGGCGATTTGAGTGCCGATATTCGTCAGCTTGAGCATGCACTCGTACGTTGCGCGTTACAGGTTGAGATTGTTAAACAATGTCAGGATGAATTAGATGTTGAAACCCGACAGTTTGCGCAAAACCCTCACTGATGCTGTGCCGGTGTTGCGTACCAATCCCGATATGCTGCGTTTATTTGTCGATAACGGCAAAATTGCCGCCACACTGGCCGCCTCACTGTCATTTGAAAAACAGTACACTCTCAATATGGTGGTGACGGATTTCACTGGTGATATTGATTTACTGCTGGTGCCGATAATGGCATGGCTACGTGAAAATCAGCCCGATATTATGACCACCGATGAAGGCCAGAAAAAAGGCTTTACATGGTATACCGATATCAATAACGACAATAGCATTGATGTCAGTATCAACCTGTTACTGACCGAGCGTACCCTTGTCAGGGAGGTTGACGGCGCGTTACATGTGCAAAACATACCGGAACCACCGCGACCAGAACCAATAACGCGACCGGTAGAAATGTGGAGTAATGGTGAACTGGTGAGTCAGTGGAATGAATGAATTTAAACCATTTGAAGATAAGTTGGCTGGTCTGATTGCTGCACTATCACCCGCAAGCCGTCGCCGTATGACTGTCGAAATTGCGAAGAAGCTGCGCCAACGTCAGCAGCAGAGAATCAAATCCCAAAAATCGCCGGATGGCACGCCCTATGCTCCGCGAAAGCGCCAACCGATCAAAGCGAAGAAAGGCCGCATTAAGCGGGAAATGTTCGCAAAATTGCATACCAACCGCTTTATGAAAGCCAAAGGCGATGACAATGCTGCCGTGGTGGAGTTTACCAGCAAGGTACAGCGTATCGCGCGGGTTCATCAATATGGCCTAAAGGATAAACCGGGTCGCAACAGTACCGCAGTGGAATATCCCGAGCGTAAATTACTCGGGTTTAATAATGGTGATACCGAACTGATAGAGGATGAAATAATTAGAATGTTAAGTTAATGCTCATTCAAAACGTCTTTCCTCATTGTTTTTAAAATCAATAAACTTATTGTTAGTATCAAAGTAAATCACATAACCAAGAGTTAAAAATGACGTAATTATAAAGAGCAATACAATTAGTATCATCGCCGCAATGAATGACGAATTGTTATTTTCTATTGCAGTCATTAGTTCTCTTTTCTCTGCGGGATCTTTTGTAAGAAGGTTGCCGCATGCTGATATTAGAATTTTCTTATTTGTAGCGGTTGTAAGTTCCCTACATTGTTTCGCATTGAGATATTCGTTGCTTTCTGGGTCGTAGACATAAATTTCGGAGATAAGGGCGCGTTCATTACCTGTATTAAACGAAGCATAATCATATTTGTATGTTTTTACGGAGTTGCAGACTATGAGAATAGATGCAAAAAAGAGTAAAATAAACGCTACATAGAGAGCAATTTCAGCTTTGCCGTGTTTGAATTTTCCTATCGGAGGAGCAAAAGAAAGAAATCTGAAGCTTTTTTCAGATAGAATTCCTTTGTTTATGGCTTTAGATACCAGCCTCGCGTCTTTCTTGTTGAGAACATTAATGCCGTGGTAAAGCCGAAGTAATTGCAAGTCTAGGAAATCGCTATCCAGATTTTTTATAATTCTGTCAGTAAAGTCGACTTTAAGCGGTTTAGATATTAATCGGAGTAGATAACCAATGCCTCCTGACACAACAAGATACAAGATAATAATCAACCAAAGTATTTTATAAAGACCATCAATTCCACTGCCAATAAAATCAAACATCTTGGATTCCTTTTCAAATTATTCAGCTTTCAAAACGCCGTAACAACAACCTGTTGTGTAGTTTACTGCCCAATGGCATCACGTTGCCATCGAATGACCACACCGGCATCCTCTCCGTTATGAACACACTCACAAATATTCAAGAACTTGCCCGCATGCTGCGCAATATGATCCGCACTGGCGTGATTGTTGAAACCGACCTGATTGCTGGCCGCTGCCGCGTGCAGACTGGCGGCATTAAAACCGACTGGCTCCAGTGGCTGACTCACCGCGCTGGACGTTCTCGCACATGGTGGGCTCCATCGGTGGGTGAGCAGGTATTAATTTTGGCTGTCGGTGGTGAACTTGATACGGCTTTTGTGTTGCCGGGGATTTTTTCTGATGACCATCCCGCACCTTCGGAATCGGCGGATGCCCTGCATCTGGCTTTCCCTGACGGTGCCATTATTGAGTATGAACCGAAAACCAGCGCCCTGAAGGTGTGCGGCATTAAAACCGCCGATATCAGCGCATCGCAAACTCTTATCGCCTCCGCGCCAGAGGTACGGGTTAGTGCATCAATCTGCATTACTCTCGATTCCCCCGAAGTGATTTGCACCAATACGCTGATTACTGGCTCACTGGAGGTACAAAAAGGCGGCAAGATGAGCGGCAATATTGAACATAGCGGCGGTTCATTGTCGTCAAACGGCAAAGTGTTGCATACCCACCAACATCCAGTCGACAGCGGCGGCACAACAGGAGCGCCACTATGACCGCAGGTTACATCGGTATCAGTCGCACCACGGGTCGGGCGATCACCGATGCAGAGCATATTCGTCAAAGTGTGAGTGATATTTTGCTTACACCCATTGGCTCACGAGTGATGCGCCGTGATTATGGCTCGTTGCTGTCTTCGATGATTGACCAGCCGCAAACTCCCGCCCTTGAGCTGCAAATCAAGGTGGCTTGTTACATGGCGATCCTCAAATGGGAACCGCGCGTAAAGTTGACCTCGGTGACCACAGAACGCCGGTTTAACGGTCAGATGGTGGTCAACTTGACTGGCCAACATGCTGAAACGGGCGAAAGTCTTTTGTTAACCCTTCCTGTGAGTTGAAACCATGCCGATTATCGACCTGAACCAGCTCCCCGCGCCGGATGTGGTAGAGAAGCTTGATTTCGAAACCATTCTCACCGAGCGCAAAGCGACACTGATTTCTCTGTTCCCCGAAGAACAGCAGGAAGCCGTTGCACGCACGCTAGCACTGGAGTCAGAACCGCTGACCAAACTCCTTGAAGAAAATGCTTATCGTGAGGTTATCTGGCGTCAGCGAGTCAACGAAGCGGCCCGCGCCAATATGCTGGCCTATGCCGTTGGTCATGATCTTGACGTGATGGCGGCAAACAACAATACCGAACGGCTTACCATCACCCCGGCAGATAACACCACTATTCCACCCACACCGGCAGTGATGGAGTCTGACACCGATTTACGTCTGCGAGCACAGCAGGCATTCGAGGGGCTGAGTGTGGCGGGACCAGTCGAGGCTTATGAGTATCATGGTCGCAGCGCTGACGGGCGTGTTGCGGATATTTCTGTGGTCAGTCCTACCCCTGCTTGTGTGACGATTACTGTGCTATCACGTGAGGGTGACGGCACCGCTAATTCTGATCTACTGGCTGCTGTAGAAAAAACGCTCAATGCTGATGACGTGCGCCCGGTGGGCGACCGTATAACAGTCCAGAGCGCCAAGATTGTGCCATATCAGATTAATGCGACGTTATATTTTTACCCCGGCCCCGAGCAAGAACCCATTAGACAAGCGGCAGAGCAACAACTCAAAACCTATATCCGTTCGCAGCATCGGATCGGGAGGGATATTCGCCTGTCTGCCATCCATGCAGTGCTTCACGTCGAAGGAGTACAGCGTGTGGAACTGGCTTCGCCAGCCCATGACATTGTGCTCGATAAATACCAGGCATCTTATTGTACTGAATACACGATCACCGTAGGGGGGACGGATGAGTGATAATCGCTTGTTGCCCGTGGGTTCGTCGGTACTGGAGGTGGCGACAGCAAAAGCGGCGGCTGAAATTACCCGTGTGTCAGTGCCACTGCGTACATTGTGGGATCCGCAGCGATGTCCTGTCGCACTGTTACCTTATTTGGCATGGGCGCTGTCGGTTGACCGGTGGGATTTTAACTGGTCGGAAGCGACTAAACGCCATGTTATTGCATCCTCATTTTTTATCCATCAACACAAAGGCACTATCAGTGCATTGCAGCGGGCAGTTGAACCGCTTGGCTATCTGATTGAGGTTAAAGAGTGGTGGCAGCTTAACGAGGAACCCGGCACTTTTCGCCTCGTTATCGGAGTGCTCGACAGTGGTATTACTGACGAAATGTATCAGGTGCTCGAGCTTTTAATTAATGACGCCAAACCGGCAAGCCGTCACCTGATTGGCCTTAATATCAGTCTAAGTTCAACCGGTAGCTTATTTGTCGGTGCACTCTGTTATCACGGCGAAACGCTGACCATCTATCCCTATATAGCGGATGCAATCACCGTCGGAGGCGAGTTCTTCCCTGCATCAGCTATACATTTAATTGACTCACTGAATGTGTAAACCAATGACTACGAAATATTTTGCAATTTTGACGAATCAGGGTGCGGCCCGGTTGGCCAATGCGACAGCATTAGGGACAACGTTAAAGATTACCCATATGTCTGTCGGGGATGGTGGCGGAAAGGCGGTAACTCCAAATCCAGAACAAACAACACTGATAAATGAAGTCAGGCGAGGCGCAGTTAATATGCTCTCAATTGACCCGCAAAATATAAATCAGATTATTGTTGAGCAGGTTATTCCCGAAAATGAGGGCGGCTGGTTTATTCGTGAAATCGGTCTGTTTGACAGTGAAGGAATGTTAATTGCCGTCGCAAACTGCCCTGAAACATACAAACCATTGTTACAGGAGGGGAGTGGCCGAACTCAAACCATTCGAATGATTTTAATTGTTTCCAGTGCCAGTGCAGTGGAGTTAAAAATTGATCCGTCAGTGGTGCTGGCAACTCGCCAATATGTAGATAATAAAATCATTGAAGTTAAACAGTACGCCGATACTTTACTGAAAAAGCATATTGATGCCGCCAATCCGCATAACCAATATGCGTTCAAACACAGCCCCACTCTGACGGGTATACCAACAGCACCCACGCCAGCACAAGACACCAATAATCAGCAAATTGCTACCACTGAGTTTGTGCATACAGGGATTAGCCTTCTGAAAGGCAACGTTCCGGTTGAACTTGGCACCCTAAAGGCACTGGCGGACGCTCTTGGTACTAAGTTGACGAAAGACAGTAATGGTTCTGATATCCCCAATAAGACACTGTTTGTACAGAATATTGAGGTTTACAACAAAGCTGAAAGTGATGCTCGTTATTTACGTGCGCAAGATAATTTACCTGTCGGTATTCCATTGCCGTGGCCATTAGCTATACCGCCAGCAGGTTGGATAATTTGTAACGGTCAGGCGTTTGATAAAGTACATTGCCCACAATTGGCGCTAGCCTATCCGAGCGGTGTACTACCAGACTTGCGCGGTATGTTTATTCGTGGTTGGGACAATGGGCGCAACCTTGATGGTAGTCGTACATTGCTCAGTTTTCAGGGGGATGCCATCAGGAACATTACCGGATTCTACATACAAAATCTGGCCGGTAACTCATATTGGAATGGCTGTGGAGGAGCGTTCTATCAGGAAGGTAATGCTTTTGGACACCATGCCAATAATAGTGGTGGTAATGGAGCAACAACCAAGAGATTTGATGCCTCTCGTGTAGTCCCTACCGCCTATGAAAACCGTCCCGTCAATATGGCATTTAACTACATTGTGAGGGCTGCATAATCATGGCTTTTGTCATGTCTGACAAAGAACAGATTGTTACTGTTTTTAATTATCACTATGAGACTAAAGAATATGTTGGGGAAAGTGATTACTATATTGCTCCCTATACTGGGCTACCCGCATCCTGCACGGAAATAAAACCTTTGCTCGCTAAAAAGGGATATGCAGTTATTTTTAATGAAGAAACCCAGCAATGGGAATATGTCGAAGACCATCGCCAAACCGAGATTTACAGCACGCAAACCGGTGAGCCACAGACCATCAATCAGCTTGGCTCGCTACCAGAAAATACCACTCTACTGGCCCCCTCCAGTTCATTTGACCGATGGAATGGCACTAAATGGGTTAAAGACAGTGAGGCGGAAAAACAATATTACTTAGCCGAAGCAAGGCAAAAGAAAAGTATTTTGCTGGAGGAGGCCAATACTCAAATTGAAATCCTCAAAGACAGTATTGAGTTTGATATGTCCACCTCAACCGCCGAAACTGAGTTAGTAGCATGGCGTAAATATCGAGTTCAGCTTAATCAGCTAGATATATCAGCGGCACCGGATATTAATTGGCCGAAACAACCGGCGTAATTCAGGCGGGCAGTTGCCCGCGTTTCTTATTCTTGCTGTTGTGTCAGACCTTAACCAACCCAGATAAATAGACGTCCTTAAAAGCTAACCGGACAATAACACTCATCTCTTAACCACGGAGTTAAACGGATGAGTGACTATCACCACGGCGTACAAGTCATCGAAATCAACGACGGCACCCGTGTCATTTCTACTGTTTCAACCGCGATTGTCGGTATGGTCTGCACGGCCAGCGATGCAGATGCAGCAACATTCCCCCTCAATGAGCCGGTGTTAATTACCAATGTACAGAGCGCCATCGCAAAAGCCGGGAAAAAAGGCACCCTTGCCGCAGCCCTTCAGGCTATTGCTGACCAGTCAAAACCGGTCATTGTAGTGGTGCGGGTGGAAGAAGGCAGCGGCGACGATGAAGATGCAGCCTTTGCGCAGACGGTATCCAACATCATCGGCACCACTGACGAAAACGGCAAATACACCGGGCTGAAAGCACTGCTTACCGCCGAGGCAGTCACTGGCGTTAAACCCCGTATTCTCGGTGTACCGGGGCTGGATAACAAAGAGGTAGCTGTCGCACTGACACCAATTTGCCAGAAACTACGTGCCTTTGGCTATATCAGTGCATGGGGCTGCAAGACGGTTTCAGAGGCCATGGCCTACCGCAAGAATTTCAGTCAGCGTGAGCTAATGGTGATATGGCCGGATTTTCTGGCATGGAATACTGTGACTAACACGACAACTATTGCCTACGCCACCGCTCGCGCACTCGGTCTGCGAGCCAAGATCGACCAAGAACAAGGCTGGCACAAAACGCTGTCTAACGTCGGTGTCAATGGCGTCACCGGTATCAGCTCCTCGGTATTCTGGGATTTACAGGAACCGGGTACTGATGCCGACCTGCTCAATGAATCCGGTATCACCACGCTGATCCGCAAAGATGGTTTCCGTTTTTGGGGCAACCGTACCTGCTCGGATGACCCGCTATTCCTGTTTGAGAACTATACCCGCACCGCACAGGTTATCGCCGACACCATGGCCAAGGGGCATATATGGGCGGTGGATAAACCTGTCACCGCCACACTAATTCGCGACATCGTGGATGGCATCAATGCCAAGTTTCGCGAGCTGAAAACTAACGGCTATATCGTCGATGCAAGCTGCTGGTTTGACGAAGAAGCCAATGACGCCGAAACCCTGAAGGCCGGAAAACTGTATATCGATTATGACTATACGCCGGTACCACCACTAGAAAACCTGACCTTGCGCCAGCGTATCACCGATAAGTATCTGGCAAATCTGGTCTCCTCAGTTAATAGCAAGTAAGGAGCCTGACTCATGGCTATGCCACGCAAACTGAAAATGATGAATGTGTTCCTGAACGGCTACAGCTATCAGGGCGTTGCCAAGTCAATCACGCTACCGAAGCTAACCCGCAAGCTGGAAAACTATCGCGGGGCGGGCATGAACGGCTGCGCACCGGTCGATCTCGGCCTCGACGATGATGCCCTGTCAATGGAATGGTCGCTTGGTGGTTTCCCTGATGCGGTTATCTGGGAATTGTATGCTGCCACCGGTATCAATGCGGTACCGATTCGTTTTTCTGGTTCTTACCAGCGCGATGATAGTGGCGAAATGGTGGCCGTCGAAGTCGTGATGCGTGGCCGCCAGAAAGAGATCGACACTGGCGAAGGCAAAGAGGGAGAGGATACCGAAGCAAAAATCTCGGTGGTCTGCACTTACTATAAGCTGACGCTGGACGGTAAAGAGCTGGTTGAGATCGACACCCTCAATCTGATTGAGAAGGTGAATGGTGTCGATCGCCTCGAACAGCATCGCCGCAATATCGGCCTGTAACCTTTGCCCGGTCAGTCAGGCTGGCCGGTTTCCCCTGACAACTGAATGAAACGAGAAAATCATGACGAAAAAAAACGAGAATATCGTCACTTTGGAAAACCCGGTTAAACGCGGTGGGCAGGAAATTGCGAGCATCACCCTGATTAAACCAACGACCGGAACGCTGCGTGGCGTCAGTCTGGCAGCAGTCGCTAATTCTGAAGTAGATGCGCTGATTAAAGTATTGCCGCGCATGACCTCTCCGGCACTGACTGAACAAGAAGTTGCCGCACTGGAGTTGCCTGACCTTGTGGCTCTGGCCGGTAAGGTGGTGGGTTTTTTATCGCCGAATTCGGTGTAGTAGATTTCCCGAAGAAACTGTCGGTCGATGATTTGATGGCAGATATTGCCGTGATATTCCACTGGCCACCATCAGAGTTATATCCCCTGAGTCTGACCGAACTCATCACATGGCGCGAAAAAGCGCTCCAAAGAAGTGGAAACACCCATGAGTAACAACGTCAAGTTACAGGTATTACTCAAGGCTGTTGACCAGGCGACGCGCCCGTTTAAATCCATTCAGACAGCGAGTAAATCGCTGTCTGGGGATATTAGGGAAACGCAAAAATCATTACGTGAGCTAAGTGGTCAGGCATCCCGTATTGAAGGATTCCGTAAGACCAACGCACAGCTTGCCGTCACCGGTCAGGAGCTGAAAAGAGCAAAAGAAGAAGCCCGCGCGTTAGCTATTCAGTTTAGAAACACCGAACAGCCGACCCGCGCACAGGCTCAAGCGATGGAGGCCGCGCGCAAAAATGCCGCCGCTCTTCAGCTCAAACATAATAGCTTGCGACAGGCGGTACAGCGCCAGCGTCAGGAACTCAGCCAGGCGGGCATTAATACACGCACATTGGCGGCAGATGAACGACGCCTAAAAACCGTCATCAGCGAAACCACGGCACAGCTCAATCGCCAGCGTGAAGCACTGACGCGAGTTAGTGCGCAACAGGCAAAACTCAACGCGGTAAAGCAGCGCTATCAGGCAGGTAAAGAGCTGGCGGGTAATGCAGCATCAATCGGGGCTGCTGGGGTCGGGATTGCAACTTCTGGCACGTTAGCCGGTGTTGCTCTGCTGAAATCCGGCTATGACTTTGCGCAGAAAAACGCCGAGTTACAGGCGGTGCTCGGCGTGGCAAAAGATTCGGTAGAAATGGCGGCATTACGCAAACAAGCGCGCCAACTTGGCGATAATACCGCTGCCTCGGCTGACGATGCTGCCAGCGCGCAGATTATTATCGCCAAAGCGGGCGGTGACGTGGATGCCATTCAGGCTGCGACGCCGGTCACGCTAAATATGGCGCTGGCGAATCGACGCACGATGGAGGAAAACGCCGGATTGCTGATGGGGCTGAAATCAGCCTTTCAGCTTTCAAACCATAAGGTTGCGCACATAGGTGACGTGATCTCAATGGCCATGAATAAGACCGCCGCTAATTTTGATGGTCTCAGTGATGCGTTGACCTACGCCGCCCCGGTGGCGAAAAATGCCGGAGTCAGTATTGAAGAAACGACGGCCATGGTGGGCGCACTGCATGATGCAAAAATCACCGGTTCAATGGCGGGTACCGGGAGTCGTGCAGTATTGAGTCGCTTACAGGCACCGACCGGTAAGGCGTGGGATGCCATAAAGGAGCTGGGAGTAAAAACTGCCGACCAAAAAGGCAACACGCGGCCAATTGTTACCATCCTAAAAGAAATGCAGGCCAGTTTTGAGAAAAATAAACTGGGTACTGCCCAGCGCGCCGAATACATGAAAACCATCTTTGGCGAGGAAGCCAGCTCGGCCGCTGCGGTTTTAATGACCGCCGCGGCAAGCGGTAAACTCGACCAACTTACCGCTGTGTTTAAAGCCTCTGACGGCAAAACCGAGGAACTGGTCAAGATTATGCAGGACAACCTCGGCGGCGACTTTAAAGCATTTCAGTCGGCATATCAGGCTGTGGGGACTGACCTTTATGACCAGCAAGAGTCTTCACTGCGCAAGCTGGTACAAACGGCCACCCGATATGTGTTGAAACTGGATATCTGGATTCAGAAAAACCGAGGATTGGCTCAGACATTAGGCACTGTTGCTGCGGCCGCGCTTGGCGTTGTTGGCATGATTGGTGCCATTGGCCTCGTGGCGTGGCCAGTTATCACGGGTGTGAATGCCATTATCGCTGCGGCTGGCGCGCTAGGCACAGTGTTCACCTCGGTATGCGGTGCGATTATGACTGCCATTGGTGCGATCAGTTGGCCGGTGGTCGGCGTTGTGGCCGCCATTGCCGCTGGGGCGCTGCTTATCCGTAAATACTGGCAACCTATCAGTGCATTTTTTGGTGGTGTGATTGAAGGACTCAAGGCAGCATTTGCACCGGTCGGAGAAATGTTCGCGCCGCTTAAGCCGATGTTTGATTCTCTCGGGGAAGGCCTGCAAAAAGTCTGGCAGTGGTTTCAAAACCTCATTGCACCGGTGAAATCCAGTAAAGAAACACTCGACAGTTGCCGCAATGCAGGTGTGATATTTGGTCAGGCGCTGGCTGATTCGCTGATGCTGCCGCTCAATGCCTTTAACAAATTGCGCAGTGGTATTGATTGGGTGCTGAAAAAGCTCGGTGTTATCAATAAGGAATCCAGCACACTTGACCAAACTGCGGCTAAAGCCAGTGCCGTGACACAGGGCGGTTCCTACATTCCAGCGACCAGTACTTATGGTGGCTATCAGGCCTATCAGCCAGTTACTGCACCTGCGGGTCGCTCTTACGTTGACCAGAGCAAAAACGATTACCACATCACGCTCTCTGGTGGTGTCTCCACTAGTGACAATTTTAACCGCCAACTCCGCGATGCTCTCGAACAACATGAAAGGGAAAAGCGCGCCCGTATGCGCGCCAGCATGACTTTCGATGGATAAGGAGATAACACCATGATGCTCGCACTCGGTATGTTTATTTTTATGCGTCAGACACTGCCCTACCAGAATTTTCAGCGTAATGCGGAGTATCGCTGGCCGTCTAATAGTCGGGTTGGTCAGCGTGATGCTTTTCAATTTCTTGGGGTTGGCGAAGAGAAAATCACACTTGGGGGTGTGCTTTATCCCGAACTCACCGGCGGTAAAATGACCATAACTACGCTTAGACTGATGGCAGAAGAAGGCCGTGCATGGCCGTTACTGGATGGTTCCGGCACAATTTATGGCATGTATGTCATCAATAATGTAAGCGAAACCGATAGCGTGTTTTTTGCTGACGGTACTCCGCGCAAAATCGATTTTACGCTAACGCTCACCCGCGTGGATGAATCACTTGCAGTGCTATATGGCGATATAGGTAAACAGAGCAAAACTATCATCGGCAATAACGGCGATATGGTCGCAAAACTGGCTGGCGCAGTGGGGGCGAGTTAATGTTAGATGTGCTGACAAAAGATGCGGGTAGCATATTGATGCCGGATTTTATGTTAACGCTTGATAGTCGTGATATTACCGGCAATATCAGCAACCGCTTGATAAATCTAACCCTGACGGATAATCGCGGCTTTGAGGCTGACCAGCTTGATATCGAACTGGATGATGCCGACGGTCGGGTCGAGCTGCCGTTGCGTGGTGCCATTCTGGCGCTGTTTCTCGGCTGGCAAGGTTCGGCGCTGATTCATAAAGGCAGTTTTACCGTTGATGAAATTGAACACAGGGGTGCGCCGGATACGCTGACAATCCGTGCCCGCAGTGCAGATTTTCGCGGCACGCTAAATTCCAGACGCGAGGAATCGTGGCATGACACCACGCTCGGCGTTATCGTTGAAGCCATCGCCACGCGTAACAAACTCGTTGCCAGCGTCACTCCAGCATTAGCCTCAATTAAAATTCCGCATATTGACCAGTCGCAAGAGTCCGACGCCAAATTCCTCACTCGCCTTGCAGAACGCAACGGGGGCGAGGTTTCCATCAAAGCGGGGAAACTATTGTTTCTTATAGCGGGTTGCGGCGTCACTGCCAGCGGCAAACCTATTCCCCAAGTCACCCTCACCCGCCGTGACGGCGACCGACATCAGTTTGCTATCGCTGATCGGGGTGCGTACACCGGTGTAACGGCGAAATGGTTACATACCAAAGATCCGAAACCGCAAAAGCAAAAGGTTAAGCTCAAACGCAGGCCAAAAGAACAGCATTTGCGTGCACTGCAACACCCCAAAGCGAAGCCGGTAGCTAAGAAGAAAGCGACAAAAGAGCCGCAAGCGCGCGAGGGTGAATATATGGTGGGCGAAGCTGATAACGTGTTTGCCCTAACGACGGTCTATGCCACACAAGCGCAAGCCATGCGCGCCGCTCAGGCAAAATGGGATAAATTACAACGTGGTGTGGCTGAGTTTTCTATTACTTTGGCCGTTGGCAGGCCCGAGCTATACCCGGAAACCCCTGTCAAAGTGAAGGGATTCAAGTCAGTGATCGATAACCAGCCGTGGATAATTACTAAAGTTATTCATTCGCTCAATAATAGCGGTTATACGACAAACCTCGAACTTGAAGTTCTACTATCAGATATAAGCTATGAAGCTATTGATGGATAACTTGTTGAATACAAACAGATGATTTATTCATTTGAATAATTTAAAATAGTTAATAAGCTCAAATGAACGTTGAGGTGTTTATTATGATGCGATGCCCTATTTGCCGTTGCACAGCGCATACTCGATCCAGTCGTGAAATATCTGCCGAAACTAAAGAGAGATATAATCAGTGTACCAATATTAATTGCGGACATACATTCATTACAATGGAGACATTTATTCGCTCTATTATGACTCCGGGTGTTATTAATAAAGTTCCGCCACATTCAACTGCTCAAGGGCAATCAACGCTCAATTTCTAA